CCGTGTGGAAGCCGTGCGCCATTGGGGACTCGGCAATGTGACTTCATCTGATTCCTGGTGTGGTTTCATGGCGATCGGATTCGTACTGGACATCGTGTTCGCCGGTGAATCTCCATTCCCTCGGCAGGAAGACATCAATGGTTCGACGCAAGCGGCGCTCGCATATGCACGCGCGCAAGGATGGATCGTTCCATTGAGCGAGGCAGTCCCCGGGGATCTGATCTTCTCCGTGCACGACGATGGCACTCCGCATCATGTCGCGATGATCGAAGAGACCGCGCCAGCACTCACGACGATCGCCGGCAATACATCGGCCGATGGACTCTCATCCAATGGGGATCGTGTAGCTGAACACATCGTTTCAAGTACCAGCAAAGTCTGTGTCCATTATCCGCGAGGCTCCGAATGATCGTTCCAGGATGGCTTACGATTCATGTGATCGGCTATGGGCTCGCGAGCGGCGTGATTCTCGGCGCGGGCGCATATGCCATAAATCAGCATGACGGAAAGATCCGTGCCGAGGAACAGGCGAAAGCGGCATTCGATCGCGATACATTGCGGACACGATTAATGACAGATGCGATCAATGCGAAAGCAGCGCAAGTGGATACAGTTCGTATCGCGACACAGACCATCATTCGTCCGACGCAGCTGCTCATTGATAGTGCGCGGAAGCATGTGACAGATACTCTGCTTGTCCAAGCTACACTGGCGAAAGCTGATTCAGCGAATAAAGTCTGTCTTCTACTTGCGCAGACGTGCCACGATTTCACAATCATGGCGAAGGATTCAATGCGCGTGCTCGGGATCGCGCTCCGGCAGAGCAATGAACGCGCATTGAAAGTATTCGCCGCTCCGCCGGAGCGACGATTTAGTTGGGGCATCGGAGCAGGAGTGGGCGCGTGCGTGATGACCGGAAAGCCACTTGCCGGGAAACCGTGTGTCGCACTGATCGTGGACGGACACCTAAGACTATTCTAAAAGAGGAGGAACGACATGCCGATGCCGAAAGGGCTCACTCGAAGGGCGCGAGAAAAGTATATCTCGCAGCAGTTGGACGCTCTGTTGGTTGGCCAGAGCGAATTCAAAAGCCAACTCACATCTTTCCAGGAGACTATTCTTATGGGACTCAACAAGAATGAACAGGACATCGTCGACGCGTTCAATACGTCAACGAATGTCCTGGCCGACGCGGTCGTCAAGATTGGTTCCGCAGTCACCGCCGGAACGCAAGCGATCGCAGATCTGTTCAAGAATCAGAGTTCGATCACACTCGCTGATGTGCAACCGCAGCTCACCAAGATGAACGATGCTGCGACCGCTCTGGGGACCGCAGCGGACGCGCTCACTGCGCTGGCGACTGCGGATGATCCGGCGCTCGGACAGACGGTAACGCCGATCACTGTCACCGCGCCGGACGGTACGGTCACACCGGTCAGCGAAACACCGGTTCCGTGAACCGCTCAGTGAGTTCTGTCCTCAGCGCGCTGATGGCTGGCGCGCTGGGGATCGCGGGGCCACCGGCGGCTCCAACGATGCCTCCAGTCTCGAGTGCGGTGCGCGGATCGATCACAACGCATGTCGGTCACGCGCTCCGCTGGCACTATTCCATTCTCACGGACACGGTACTCACGACGGCGCCGGGCACGATTCTCCCTAAGAACTGCGGGGCGAGTAAGACGTTCTCTCGTCTCTGGGATATCACGCTGGCGTCGAATGATTCCGTCGCGGTCTGGGCGGATTCAATCGTGGTCCTCGTCACGCCTATTTGTAAAGTCGAAATCCCCGTTCCACCGCCGACTGATACTACATTCAAGGTATTTGCTGCGACGGATTTCGAGAGCGGAACGATCGCACCGTTCTATGATCCATGGGCCGGGAGCTACCCGGCGGATTGGCTCGCTGTCATTTCCGATCCGACTAACTCGGGTCGTGGCAAAGTGCTATCGATTCGCTACGCCAATTTCCCCGAGAATGGGAACTACGATAACAATCACGGCATCGCGCTCAATCCGAATGATTCGAGCACGATCAGCTATGGCGAGGAAGTCATCTTCACGGGCGATCTATACATTGCAAAAGGCCCAACTGACAGTCTCTTGCTCGCGGATGGTCTCCGGAAATTCAACTATTGGTGCTCAAACGACACCGACTGGTCCGTGACGCCACCCGCGAAACAGAATCACTTCTGCTTCATTTTCACTACGCAGGCAAACGGCAAAGGCACGACTGGCACGTCGCAACAGATGGAATGGGTCGTCGATCTATTCGGGACACAGATCGGATCCGCAGTCACCGTGCCCCTCCAGTACGGCTATACCGGATTGCCACTCACACAGAACGTCTGGCACCGACTCACCATCGATCTGCGGCTCAATTCGTCACCGAGTAGGAAGGACGGCGTGTTGCGCATCGCGCTCGACAACACGACGGTACTGAATCGCTCGGATATCTGGTTTATCGATCCGTCATGGGGAGCAAGTCAGAAACTTCAACTCTCCGATTGGCGCATCGGTTACCAAGTGAACTCGAGTTCAAAAGTCGATGAAACACGCTACTGGGACAACCTGAAGTTCACGATAAAGAAGACAGTGCATTGATCTCGCATCGCCGCCAAACGGCGGCGAGTTTTTTGAATAGGGAGACCATCCGACCATCACACCGGATGGTCTCCGTTCTATTTCCCAGACCAAATTGCGGCTGGAGCAATGAGATCATTCAATTTCGAGCACGTCGGCAGCCATTGTTCGCTCGGATAACTCTTTCGTTTGATCGCGTGAAGTTCAGCGAGTGCGCTCTCTTCATGCTTGAGCAGATGATAGCCGAGCACGCGCCACGCCGAGAGACAATGATTCCATCGTTCATGCCGAGGATTTGGCCAGCGCCGGCGATAGCGGTCAAGGACTGGACCGAATAGCTTTCGCGATTCTTGTGATCCGCGATCATTCGGCGGGATCAAGAATTGCTCGAAGAGATCCACCGACTGCACACCGAACTCAAGTGCGCCAAGGAATCGCAACGTATCACCGTGATTGAAGCGCTGATGCCCGGATCCTCGGATACGAAAGTCTTCGATGACAATCTGCGCCCGTCGAGCGTGCGGAAGGAGATCGATGAGATCTCTCGCCATGAACAGGTATCCCCCGTGCTTTGTGACATCGTAGGTTCGCGCCTCCACGCGGACTACATCGTCTGATGTGATCTCGAGCGCGGCGAACCCGCACCAACGCTCTCCTGGGTCGATCCCAACGTAGAGCATTATGATAATCCTTGTAGACGTTGCTGTTTCCGGAATGCTTTCCGGATCAGACGGCAGACGCTCTTGCGACGAATGCGCACGAGATGAATGTGATGTTCTGCCGGAAGGATATTGGCATCGATTACCAGCGTCGGTGCTTCCCACGATAAAGCACGACGATAGATACGTTGTTCTGGATCAACAATATATTCGAATCGAACGGGCGTGCCATCGATCTGTTGATGGTCCATATGCACGCAAGTCCATCCGTCGAGGATACGAATAAATTGCGTCTTTGTTGCATCGGGTGCGCGATACGATTTAGATTTCTTCATTAAGTCCACCATTCTTGGAATCCCAGAAGCGCCCCGCGTCAAGTCGGTCAATGACGTTGGCACTTAATTCATCGAGCAGATAGACGACCTTGGCGAATACTGTGCCTGCGTGTGGTCGATCGGTTGAGTAGCCTCCCTCTGAACAGATCAATGCATTGTGCAAGACCGGAGAGAGTGGAATGTCATACTGCATCAACAGACTGAGTTTCTTGTGTGTGCTTCCAAGCAACGTATCGAGTCGATCTCCTGTGTTTGCATAGTCGACCGCCCATCCTGGCACTGATATGAGTTGATAGCGATAGACTTTGTTCAAGTCGTGATGGAGGATCGCACGCCATACATTCGAGTCATTCAGTTGCGAATGTGTTCCTTCAGTGCCAGCGCGAATGACACTGCGCAGACCGGTCCAGATATGCCACATCTGCAAAAGATGTGCGATGAGACCGCCCTCAAAGTCATGGTGACGATCTTTCGAAGCAGGTGCGCGATAGAGGCCAAGAATTCGAGTGCCATTATTACTACGATCATGTCGGAGACCAGAGAGGAGACGATTGTACGATGCACCGAGTCCCTTGTCACCAAACTTGAGTACGGTCATGTCTTCGGTCAGTTGCACCAACAGACTCCATTGGAGTTCGAGATTGATAGATGGACGAGTCATGCGGCGCTCCGTCGTTTGAGTTCAATGGTATCCTTGGCTCCCCAATTCTTCGCGCTTCCCTTCAGATCCGCAACGATCGGTACGCGGAAGGTTGAATGATCTTCCAGCAGTTCAAGCACTCGTCGATCCGTGCGAGGATTCCCGTCGCTCTCATACACAACATCGTCATGGACTTGCATGATGATAGCGAGTTCACCGGTCCCGAGTTGCAGCTCGCGATACACGTTCACCATCCCAACCTTTGCCTGATGCGCAGCACTCCCTTGGAGTTTGCTGTTCATGGCCTTGTACGATTTCTCCTCGTCCAGGAAGCGATGATAACCGAACGCGTCGACGACAAAGCCGCGATCCTTTGCGATGGTTTCTTCGTTCTTCGTGAACTCCCAGATCTTGGGATAGCTTTCGCGGACTGCATCGCGCAGGAGTTGCGCCAGCGTGCGGAATGGCGATTCACTGAGTGATGGTCGATAGCCGAGTTCGATACAACTCTGGATCGCTTCAGCGCGACTGATCTTGTCGATCAACTGCTCGGTCACTGCATCGATGCCCGCGCCGTAGAGCATGGCGAAGTTCATCGTCTTGCCGCGATCGCGTTGTTCCGGTGATGGGTCACGATTCTTGGGAACGCCGAACATGCGTCGTGCAAGTGCGGCATGGGTATCAAACTTGCCTCCACCGCGGAATCCTTCGAGGAGTGTATCTTCAAGGGAATAGTGCGCGGCGAATCGCATCTCGATCTGCGAATAGTCAGCCGAGCGCAGGACTGTCCCCTGATGTGGAATCACGCCATGACGCACGCCTGAATCGCGGGCGAATTGATGCACACCCTCACGCGCGGACATGCGCCCGGTCTCGACGTTCTGGTTGAACCATGCATGCAGCGATCCATCGGATTTCACATGCGCCAGCAATGATCGTCCAGACGATACCATCTTCGCCTGCTTCCGATGCTTGAGCACCATCGCGGCCAGCGGATGCGACATCTTCAAGAGCGCGCGCTTATTCGTGGTATCGCCATCGATCTGCTCGAGACCGAGTTCATCCCAGAAGAGCGATTTGATTTGGACCGGACTGCGCCAGTTGATCTCGTATCCGGCGCGTCGATTCATTTTCTCTTCGAGTCGATCGACACGGCGTTTGGCTTTGTCGATCCACTGATGCATATAGTCCTGGTCGATCAAGATTCCACGTTCTTCCATATCGCGCAGTGCCAGCAACAGCCATCGCTCATTCTGGTAGAGCGACATCAGTGATGGATATCCTGGCGGTTGCGGCCAATGTGCGATACGTGAGATGAACTGATCGTACAGTCGTAGCGTATACCATGGATCTAATCCGCCATACTTGCCGGATAATCGAATCGGTGCGACGAGCCAGTCTTTCATCTGGCCGGATCGCCGGCCGACGCGCTCTCGAATAGCATCGATCAAATCTTGATACGATTCACCTGCGTCCTCATCGACAAAAGCGATGGCGAGTTTATCGAGTTCATGACTCTTCGTAAAGAACGGAAACTTGTCTCGTGGCGCGCCTCGGTTGTCAAGGATCCGGGACATGATTAACGTATCGTGCACAGGATACGATACATGGATACCGAATGTCTCGCGGATCACGTGCAGATCGTACTTACCATTATGAAACACGAGCGGGCGCTTTGCTTTGACCTGATCAGCAAACCATCGCGCAGCAGGTGCCAGCGCATTCTTGCAGAAGAATGCCGCCGTGTCCCCGGCCGCGAAGCAGAGTGCACCAACGCGATCATTCCACCAATCGAGTCCACTGGTCTCTGTATCCGTCGCCAAGATCCCGTCGCGCAATCGATCGAGCACGTCCTGAATCCCATCGACACCGCGGACGATATACTGATGACGCGGTCGAGGCGATTGATAAATGCTCATTTTATCTTCTCGATACTCGACTTCACAAATCGTTCGATCCCGCCATCTACAAACACGTTCCTTTTCACAGCTTGAATAACGATAGCGCGCAGTAGTCCAGGAATCCACGTCACTGGGACCGCCTCGATTTCAGCGATCAATCGTTCATATTTCATGGAAATCCGACCTGGAGCCAATGAGGATTGAGACTTCCACCGCCGACCGTACCGAAGTAGATGTCTTCGCCGGCAGCGATGCGCTTTCGTTCTTCTGCGGTGAATGTCCATCGCACGACGAGATCTGTACGATCTGAATCTTTGTAGGTGACATAGGCGCCGACGATCGTGAGATATTCCAACTGATCTTCTGCGATCGTGATCTCTTCCGCGCCCTCAATCCGTGGAGCTACTGGTCGCATCAGTGATTCCTCCGATAATCGCCCCGAACATCGCGGATAGCGATACCTCGCCATCCTCGAATACCTTCACGTTTCCGCTGTCGTATATCTGGACGCTCGGAGACGAGGCGATTGAATGCAGTATGAGATAGCGGATTTCGACCGCGCGTCTCCATCCACCAGTCTTGGAAAGACTGATAGAGCGCGGCCCTCGCCGTCCAATGATTTTCTGCCAGTCGGCACCGAGCGGTGAAGAACTCACTTGCCACATCGTATTCCTCCTTATAATCCTTAATGGCTCGACGCACAGTGTCCGGTGCCATGAGCCCGTTCCGTCGCCATTCTGCGCATCCACGCAATGCCCAATTCAGAATACCCGGCAATTCGCGCGCGAGCGTGCGTCCGAGATTCTTCTTGCGCAGATGCGCCGGGATAGTGACAGTGAACGGAATCATCATCATGCGCGACCAGAATGCTTCGGTCTGTTCCCGCACGAGTGGCAAGTGATTGGCGATCAGCCAGAGTTTGAACTGTGGCTTGAACTCGAATGATTTTTCGTAGAGCTGTCGCGCAGTCACCGTGTCGCCGCCGGTCATCTGCTTGAGGACGGTCTCATCGAATGATCGATCCCCACGCGCTTCGATCGCTGTGACAAGACGCGCACCGCGCATCCGCGCGAGATCGTGACGCGGACCCTCGTTATGCGTGCTCTGGAATGTAGAGAAATCCGATTGGACGGCGTAGTCCGCCATCAGCGATCGAATCACTTCCATGAATGTGCTCTTGCCGTTGCGCCCTTGTCCGTAACCGAAGAAGAATGCATGCTCCCGCACGTCACCCGTCAAACTGTAGCCGATGGCGCGCTGGATGAATCCGATCAATGCTTTGTCGCCGGCGAAGATTTCTTCGAGAAATTGTTCCCACTGTGGACAGATCGCCTTGCGACTATACTCGACCGGAGAGATCTTCGTGATATAATCCGTGCGTCGATGCTTACCGAACTTGCCAGTCTCGAGATCGACGGTCCCGTTGCGCACGTTGAACAGCCAGAGATCTCGATCGAGTTGATCTTGTCGGAGCGTGATTTCTGGTTCAGTGGCGGCCAAACTAATGACCGCGCGAATCCGCTCGGCGCCTTCCGACTTGAATGCGTGTGCCAGCAGCGCATCGCGCTTCTCTTCATCCTTCGTGGCGAACGCTTCTTGATGAATAGAGCGTACCGTTTCTTTCGCGAACCGCATGGCTTCACCGATTTCGTCTTCTTCCCAATGCGTTCCACGCCACACGAACCACGGATTCGATCGCTTGGATACAACACTCCGTAACTTCGCGTGATGCTGCACGACGAATCGTCGAGCGTTGCCCAGGTCCGTGAGGTTCTCATCGTCTACCGCCGAATCTTTCGCGCCGATACTCTTGGCAATTTTCTGGAGTTGCGCGTCGCTCAGTGGCGGTCGCACACGAGACGCATTCTCGATCCGGAGCGCTTCGAGAATGGCACGCGGCGATGCGTCTCGCCGGCGCATGCTCCCTGCTAATGATGTGAGCAGTGCATCCCGTTCGCCTTCGCGAATGATTTCTGGGAGCGGAGGAGCGATGTGCTTGATGCTGCGCTTCTGGAGAAATCGAAAGAGTCGCTTCGGAAATGCAACCATGTCCGCTTGCGGTCCCCAACGATATCGCGTTCCAGTCTCTGGATGAATGCTCGGGGGCGCGACAATGTATCCGCCGTCCCCCAGAATATCGATGGCGACCTTCTTGTCGTGATCCTTAAACGGACGGATCATCCGCTTGATCACTGTCCCATCGCGGAGTGGACCGAAGTACAGATGCAATCGACCAGGACGACTGATGGCTGTGCGCGTGATTAATCCTTCTTCTGGGAGTTCGAGTTTCCGAAGGAATTTGAATCCACTCGTTTCATGATCCTTTGGTTCATCGATGTCAATGACCAGTGGCCCGTGCTCACTATCGCACGCGATACCGATATTGGATGTCGGCCAGCGCATCCACCAATCGCGAATCTGTTGTGCGTCAGTCGTCGCGCTGAGAAATCCATCGCGCGTGCGCGGCTCTTTTCCATTCAGTGGGAAGACGCGCCATCCGTACCGCGATGCGTATCGCAATGCGTAGTACAGCAACGGTTTCTTCATATAGAGGAGAGAGTACGGGCGACTCGATCTACTGAATCGCCCGTACGGATGAATGAATGTCGACTACCGAGTCGAAGGACTAGCGGCGCTTCTTGGCTCCCTTCGCCGGCTTCTTCACCGGCTTCTTCGCCTTCTTCGCCGGGCGTCCACGCTTCCGAGGCTTCTCCTCCTCCTCGTCATCTTCTTCGTCCTCATCCTCGTCTTCCTCTTCGTCGTCATCCTCATCCTCATCCTCGTCCTCGTCGTCATCCTCATCCTCATCCTCGTCCTCGTCTTCATCCTCGTCTTCATCCTCGCCCTCTTCGTCTTCCTCGTCATCATCTTCGTCTTCGTCTTCGTCCTCCTCGTCTTCGTCGTCGTCTTCTTCGTCGTCATCGTCCGAATCCTCGTCGGACTCCTCGTCCTCGTCGTCCTCGTCGATGTCGTCGTCATCATCCGACTCGTCCTTGCTGGCCGTGAGCGGGAGATACTGAACGACGTGATTCTGTGGCGACCCGTTGAACATCTTCTTGCCGATGACGATGCGGATCTCCTTGCCATACTTCTTGAGGATGCCGAGCAGTTCCTGGAGCGTCATCTTCTTCGGTGCCTTCTTGATGCCGATCGCCTTGAGCACTTGCGCGACCTTCCAGCCGACGTGTGGCGCGATGTTGTCGAAGACGTTGACGCCCTTGCTTGTCGTCTTCTTGCCATTCGCGTCGGCGGTCAGAGTCCACATCAGGTTCATAATGTTACCGTTCTGACCCGCCTTGATCTTCGATCCTTTGTTCAGCTTGAACCGATACTTCCCTCCTGGCGCAGTCTTGCGCTTTCCACCACCGGCCATGTCTTCTTTCGTGATGACGATGACATCGCCGCCTTTGCTCTTCTTGGTCGCCATGTGATGTGTTCCTATGGTGAGATGAAAGTGATCTAACCAGTACGAACTGTATTCGTACGGCACAGCACTACTTCGTCTTCAATTTGCGGAGGCCTTCCGGACCGGCGGTGATCTTCCGCAAGAGATCACCGAGACAAGTGTAATTGTCTAGTTCAAAGCGGATTTTCCGCTCGTCGGGCGCCAGCCATCGCGCCCGTGTCTTGGCATAGAATTCTCCTGGTTTCGGGTTGAGGTGCAAGTACCGAACGCCCTTGTCATTGACACGGAGATAGATGACGTGATCGAGAAAGTACGGCAGTTGATCGCGCATCTGTCCGATCAGACTCGGGTACATCCACTGATACTCTTCATTGAACTTCTCGCCCATGATCAGGACTTTGACCTTGGGAATCCGTTTCAGCTTCCGCAAGTATCGGCGCAGCTTATTGGCCATGATACCGTACTCGCGTAGCTCCACCTGATCTGGTTCCTCCCGTGTGTCGCTGGCGCGCTCGGCCAGCTTGTCCAAGATGATGTTCTGGATATCGTCGAAGTGATCGAGCCCGAGTGTGTCAAACTTCTTGCGCCAGTCATTCTTTCCCGTACCGGTCAGGTTGTCGTAGATGCGATCGAGTGTATCCATACTATGGACACGCACGCGCTTGACATGTTCGAATTCCGGCACGTGATCGATTGACAGAGTCCCTTCATTGGAATCTGCGATAACTGATTTGGACGCAGTCGCCAAGAGCGAGGTCTTGCCCGCACCAGCCATCCCAAAGATTCCGACGGTCGGGTATAGCGTGCGACCGCCGACATCGAGGAGTTTCATCGAATTGGTTTCCTCTTGAAAATACGTCGGTGAATCCAGCGTGCCCATCGGGTGTACCACGGAGGTCGGATAACGATGCCGGTTGCAGTGATCAGCTTCCGCATCAAGGCGCGCCGCGCGTTCGTGGTCTGGAACGGACTGTGAGTAATCTTGACATACTCATGGCCCTCGAGCAGTACAACGACTCCGCGATATCCGCCCATCAGACGGCATTGATCCCCGACATGCGCGGCAGGAACGCGCTCGACTGGCAATGGAATATAGTCGCCGATCCGCACGTAGCCTTTCAGGAGTGCGCCTTGTGTGTTCATTCATCCTCCTCGTCGTCTTCCTCCTCTTCATCTTCTTCATCGCGCTGCTTTCGCTTGCTCTTCTTGCCGTTCGTTTTGTTCTTCTTGCTACTCGGTACATCGAGTGTGAATGGCAATTCTTCCGGCAGATCGGATTCCTTACCGAGGAGGGCCTTGGGCACCCAGAACTTCACGATGATTCCTTCGGGAGTCCGGAGACCATAGGCATACGTCTTGAACGAAACCTTTTCGAACATTGCTCCGCCCGATATCATCTTCATGATTCACCGTCCAGTGAGAGAGAGTGTTGTCGCACTATCGACGCTTCTTGCTCGCCTGCTTCTCGCTCTTGAGCAGATCAAGAATCTGATCGGTAGTCATTGTCGCGTTTCTCAGCTGAGTTTCGGTCACTCGCTGTGTCTTGTACGGCGCGAGCAGGACGGCGATCAGAATCATGCGCAGTTGATTCTTCTTCATGTGATTACGTACTCCGATTTGATGACCTCTTTCAGGTCAGTGAGATTGGGACGAACGAGGCACAAATTGTAGAAGTCACAGTCGAACTTACAGCGATCCGTCTTGTTCGGGTAGATGGCCGCGTCTACCATATCCTTCACAGTTCGTCGAGTGTCGCGCAACCACATCTGTAATTCCTCATCGGTGCGCTCGACAAACTCCCGACCGAAGAGCGGAGCTTTCACTCGCGGTCCGGGCATCTGTCGACGCATGACGGTGCGCCATCCAAGGAATCGACGATACTTCTTTTTCTTCAGGAGAGGATGCTCGGACATGGCCCAGAGATAGACGGTCATCTGTGCGCTCATGTCCAGCATGTCAAACTCGATCGTGCTGCGAGTCTTTGTTTCATCCATTGCCAACGTGTTCTTATAGATTGTCGGCTCGAACAGTTCGTCGATCTTGCCGCGGACCAAGACACTGCCGTCTTCGAGCAGCGGAAGCGAAAATTCCCATTCTGGCATCACAATCTTTTTGCCGATGGCCTTGTCACTCTTATCGTGATTTCCCCGAACCCACATCGCGTAGCCCGTGAGCATGGCGAGAGCCAGATCCCGATCCTTGGACGGCGCGCCTTTCATCCGCGCTTCACGAATCGCCTGCTCTGCAACGGACTTCATTTTCTTCGCGGTCCGCTGTTCGCGAGGTAGTGTATACCATGCTTCTTTCCCCAGATGCACCCAGGTCCCGACGGCACGCGGCATCGCATACTTCCGCGATGTGATCCCTACGCGATAGTGCCAGTTCCATTTCAGCCGACAGCGCAGGAACTCTGCAATCTCCGATGCACTGATGATCATCGGTCGCTCTGGCGTCGGCTGAAATGGAATCTTCATCCGACCAGCCCCTTGAACGGGTCCATCGAGATTCGTTCGATGGATTGATTTGACGCTCATCAGTGCCGATTTCTTATACTCAGCCATGATCTAGCTCCGGCAGTTACAGTTTGGGGAAAGACAGTTCGGATCACTGTGCTTCGAGGACTTCTGAATCGGCTCCGCGATCGATTCCATCGCTTGCTGCTCATATGCACGAGCGAGTCGTGTGTGATCGGCTTCCGCGATACGATCGCCATCTTCACGGGCTGTGCCAGCAAGATCCCACTGCTGATCTGCCTTGCGTGTGAATTCATTCTCTACTCGTCGTCGGATACGACTCATGCGCTCTCCTTTCGTGGAAACCAGATTCGTATAGTGACTTCAGCGATGATCAAGTATATCAGTCCTGAAAGGACTAATCCCGTATTATCGATCACTGCACCGTGTACTAGCATGATGAATGCTTCAGATGCGATGGCGACAATAACGAAATGTTTCCAGAGCGGCGCAGATTCTATCGCTTCTCTTCTGCTCATTGGAACAGTTCCCTCGCTTGCGCGACCGTGAAGACCTTGGCGAAATCCTCGTGCTTGTCCACGCGATGTTGGCGCATCCGTTCTTCGTACGAATCCTTCACAACAATATGGTAGCTGGTGGTCGGCACAATGATGCCGGTTCCTTCCTCGGGTCGGCGCACACGACCTTCTGTCTGCTCGACATCCTTATGCGTCCAGGGATGATCCAGATAAATGACCTTCCCAAACTTGCCGAAGTTGAGTGACTCCCCACCAACAGAGATCAGGATAATAACTGCATCATACTTCCCGCGCAGGAATCGCTTCTTGATCGGGTTGATTCGTTTCTGCATGCCGCCGGCGATGATCGGGACGTGGAGCTTGTGCCGCTTGAGGAATGCTTGCAATCCTTTGGCTGACTCACGCCACATCGTGAAGATGACCGGCGGTTGGCCTTTCAGTTCGCGGATCAGGTCCAGCACGACCGGATATTTGACACTGCGCTCCTTTGCACCGAGGATTGCCGGATCGATGAGATACTGGCGCATGCGCGTGACGCGCGCCAGCATGCTCGGAATGGCGAGAATGTTCTTCTTGGGATTCAGCGTGTCCAGTCGCGCGAAGAATTGCTTGCGAATCTGTTGATATTCGCTGCGTCCTCGCGCGGTGAGTTCTGCGGTGCGTGTGATGCGCGTGATCGGTGGAAGGTTCTTCCACACATCCTTCCACAGATGGCGGATCATGAACGGTTCGAGTTCCCATTGGAGTAGCGATGGCCGACGCGGTGTGCGCAGATCGAGTCCGCCGAACGCGCCCTCATCAATCTGGATGTGGAGATTCGCCCATCGCCAGAAACTCGTGTAGATTTCTGGGTACAGAAACTTGAGAATCGGAAACAACTCGCTGACGCCATTCGCGTAGGGATGCGCGGTCAGTGCCAGTCGCCACGTTACGTCCAGTTCATGGACCGTTTCCGTGCGCTGCGCTTTGCGATTTTGGATCCGATGGATTTCATCGAGCACGGCAATGTCCCACGGTTGTTCAATCCACGCGTCTCGTGCATGGACCAGGGATTCCCAATGTCCGATGGCCCACCCGCGCTTGATGCCACGGATCTGTGCCATCTGTTGCGCGATCGTTCCACGGATAATGGTGATTGGGAGTTTCGTGCTAGACCAACGACGAATCTCGTCAGCCCATTGATCTTTGGCCGCATTGCCGACGATCACCATATTGCGTCGTGCTTTCACATGCTCCGGAAATCGAATCCCAAGCAAGGTCTTGCCGACTCCGGCTTCGGACGCGATGAGCCATGCTGGAATCCGCTCGGCAAAATGATACAGCAGAGCGAGATCTTCGCGCTGATGCTTGAAATAACTGTACGCGCGTTTGTCATCGATATCGCCATCTTCGCGCGCCTTCCACTCGCGGATCTCACGACGCAAGATCTTCGCGTGATGGAGTGCGCGCTCTGCACTCGAACTGAGATATCCGCCTTTGGATTGCGCGCACTTGAGAATCGACAGCAAGAGCGGCGCGAAGCGATACGTCTTCTTCGGGCTGATCACCGCCATTTCACTGCCGATCACTCGGGCCATCGTGCGCACGTCGGCTTTCGCCCATCGAATCTGCGAGTCACGAATGGTGATCATGGCGTAGGAAGCAGCAGCACGAGAATGAAGATAATGAAAAGGAACAGACTCAAGATCCGGACGATTCCGCGCGGACCCAGAATCACGAGTGTGATAATCGTACGGTATCTCATGAGTCAAAGTACCTCTGTTCGAGTTCTTTGAACTTGGCGAGTTCCGATTCGAAATCGATGGAGAGCGCGTCATACTGCTTTGGATCGGTGAACCGACAGTTCTCCATCGCGGTCATGATCGTGCGACAGTTTCGGCGGATCGCGAGCATCTCTTCCCGCGCACTGAGCGCGCGGAATCCGTAGATCACATCCCGTGATTGTCTTGATGGATGTCCTGGTGGATGCATGACTGTCCATAGGCCAGAAGCGAGCACCGCAAGGAAGCTGACGATCGTGATTCGTCCCGGCCAGAAGATCATGCTCGCCAGTGTGATCACCGTCGCGAGCATCAGTACGCGCAACTGCCATACGTAGAATCGGATGTGCGTCATGGCGCCTCCTTGACCGGTGAACTATGACCAGGACGATGACGCGATCCAGGGATCTCATGACCGAGCGTATCCATCACGGTATAGAGATCGCATATCTGCGTTGTTTCGAGAGTCGGTTCCATCGTGATGCTCCCATCAAGATTCGATACAGGAGTCATCGTCATCGACACATCGCTATGCCATTTCACACATGATTCGTATGGATGACTCGGTCCACATGCACAGAACAAAGCGCATCCGAAAAGAAAGTGAAGCATTGTGGAGTGTCTCATGGATTCGCCTTACGGATATCCGTGGTTGTATCTCCGCACTTGCACACGAAGATCCAGTTCAGATTCCCATCTGGGAATTGCATTTCATGGCGATGCCGATGGAACAAGCGCTGGATAAATGCACGCCAACGATTTGTCATTGCACGCATCCTGCGACAAGACCGAAATCTGCGGTCGTGGACGCATCAGATTGTGTGTCGATGCCGATGATCGAGTGCGAGGACAGATACGCGCGCACGACGCCAGATTGCGTCGTCTTCTGCACGGTCCAACAGACCGTCTGTGCATCAACAGCGATGGTACGGTTGCCGGATCCTTGCACAGATCGCGCAGTCGCCACATCCACCGTGGATGTACCGATGGCCGCACGCCAAGTCGTGTTTGATTCGATGACCAGTGTCTTGGAGCACGCCATCAATCCAAGGCACAGCAAAATCTTTTTCATACGATCTCCTTGTAGTAGGGTATTAGGTCTTCTTACGTGACTTCTTTTTCTTGTATCCGGCGACACGCGCCTTCACGATATCTTCTGCGCGCTCGCCACGCCAGAATGGAGCATCTTTCTTGAATAGCCCATTCTTGCGCCGCGGATGGATACGTTTCCGCGACTTCATGGTGAATGATCCACGAATACGACCTGTCCGCGCCAGTCGTACTGATGCTGTTCACCGGTCATTGCTTCGACCCGGATCTCGGCCGCGATCCGTGCTTGTGCCAGATTCGTAGCCGGAATTACCACATCTTCATGCGCGTCCTTTCCGTATTCGATACGGATATCGTAATGCTCGATCATGAGGCGATCCGGCGATTGCGCGACTTCCACGCATCCATTGCGATCTTGTATCGCGCTTGCATATCCGCAAGGACATACTGCGCGGCGACTTCCTCCAACGTGAGTTCAGTTGCGCGCGTTCCGAGCAATCGGTAGAACACACGACGTCGCGTAAGACAGAGATCGTCCGCGACCATCAGACCGCGCAAAGCACGACCATCCGCGCGACGGACATTTTCCATCAGCGTTTCGACGCGTCGTAAGTAGTCGTCATGGCCGGACGCGCGACGCGTTTGTACTAGCCATTTCTGTAGGGCAGCGAGCGGTGACATATAAGGTATCTCCAGATCGAAGGTAACATCTGCGGTAGCTGGCATGGATCCAAACCGTCCTGCAATCGGTCCTGGGGACTCCCCTAGGCCATCCAAACCGTCCAAAGGTAGGCAAACCAGCCCTAGGACGGGAAAATGGCTTAAAACGGTCCCCAGAGGGCCTAAATCGGGGGTCCCGGGCAACCCCTGCCCCGAGCCCCGATCTAGTGCCTACGGGCCTGCTACGGCAGACGAGGCCCGGTCCTATTCGTCGGCCGTCGCGCCGGACTTGGGCGAAAGCAACTTGATCCACCCGTTCTCGATGAATCGGCGCACGGCTCCGCGCGTTCCGCCTTTCCCACAGAATTCCTTGACGGTCATTCCCTTGCGGATGCGATCCCAGATCTTCGCCTTCTCGGATCCAGCGCGGCGCGGATTTTCCTTGACGAGCCGGCGGATGATATGGTTGTCAAAGGCCCGTGACGAGGAACTGAATTCGCCTTTCGCTTTCGCTGGCGCAACCTTGCCAGTCTTCTTCCCTTTCTTGGTCGGCTTCTCGGCAACGATCTTCTTCCCTTTCTTGGCTGACTTCTTGGCCGAGGCCTTTGCGCTTGCCATGTCGATCTCCGTGTGGAGGATGAGTGAAAACAATCGGATACATCGTGTGTCGAACGGTTCGTTCTTGATCGGGGTCCCGCCAAAGAATCGCGTCACCTCCCTGAGTTCACGTGGATACTTTTCGCCGTTCAGTGCGAGCCATGAGATGGCCCAACTGTTCGGATGGCCTTTCCGTGTCCGAGCAATCTTCAAGCGCAGTCCGTCCCACACATGCAACAGACTTTCGTCTTTGCTTTGGACGAGGAACGTCGGTCCCTGCGTCGGCTTCATTACCGATGGAGGCAGTCGATTCGTTAGCCATCCATATTGCGGCTTATCCGCGCGCCCGAACCGCACATAGAGTTCATCGCCGCGGCGAGTGATCGGGCTCATCCGCTCGCGATACAATGTTTGTTGATCGAGCAGGCAGACGATTGAGCCGGCATCAGCGATGACGACCTTCGCTTCTGGATCATCCGGCACGATGACGAGTGGCATCATCAGCGCAACATACGGATTCGTAGGGAGCTTTGGCATCCGGCGCATCTTCTGCCGGATCTTCGCTGCTATGCGGCCCTTCGCCCGGTCGATCTTGATCGGGTGTTTGTCTTTGATCTGCGCGTCTTCCCGTGTTTCGGTGTGGATTTTCTTGTGACGATTCGCGCGGCGCGAATCTTTGCGGCGTGCTTTCGATTTGATTGGCATGGCGCGGTGTCTCCTGTCAAGGGTAAGAGTTTCTTGAACTGTTTCCGAAACCAGCTGATGGTCAACCACGGACGACCTTGGATAATCCACTCCGTCCAGGCGCGCAGCATGAGCCCAAGATCGGTGTCATCCGACATCGCAAACTTACGTCGGGCCTTCTCCCACATCGTGCTGAACGTCGGCGGTACTTCCGGCCAGATGATACGCGACACGCCAGCACGGATCTTCTTGCCGCGATGCATGGCATGGCACAAGGATTTCGACAGATCCTTCGTCGCAATCACGAGAAGCCCATTCACATAGAGCGGTCCGTGGATTTTCTCGGCTTCCCGCACGGCTTCCCATCGGGTGGTCGACGCGAGCGGTCCGCAGTAGAGATAGCCCGGAGCACGATCCCACGTGTGTCGTGCGATGGCAATGAATCGCGTCTCCTTCCGGTGCAATTTCATCGCCTTGACTGGTGCGCGCTGCTTGAACTTGTGCGTCGTCCACAAGGCTGGCGTGCGCTGCGCCATCTTCTTCCGTCGCTGCTGGAACTGTGGCGGACGCGTGCGCCAGGACTGGTCCGATTGTTTGAACCGTCGAGTCGCCTCGTTCAGATCCATGAGCATGGTCGGTGATTTCTTGTCGATGCCGAGCTGTCGCCGGACCTTGCTGAAGAACCGATTCATGGTCTGTGGCTTGCGTCGGTATCGCCGGCGACGACGGAAGCCGACAAAGATCCACTCGCCGATCGTTGGATCCACAGACTCAGGAGCCCAGATATGCGCGACCCAGACGCTTTCCAAATCGTAATCCTTTCCGGGTGTCGCAAATCGCTGGCGCTCCTGCTCCTTCAGTTGCTGCTTGATACGCTTCTGCTGCTCGCGTTCTCGCTGCAATGCGGTGATCATGTCGTCTCCTCTGGTAGGGTAGCTGCTTTTAGCTTTCGTCGAGCAAGGCGCTTCGCCTTCTTGATCTTGACGCGCGTCTGGTGCGCAGTCGCCGCCTTCTTATCTTCCTTCACGTACTTGGCGTGCGCGCTCTTGTCGAAGAGTTGGAGCCGCGAGAACGGTACGCCAGCACTCCGCCGATTCTTGATGATCAGGTCGGCGGGCGTATCAGCACCGGCGAGCACGTATCGGCGATTCTTCGGGCTGATATACACGAGCACGCTCGCATATTTCCCATGGAACGTTTCGCTGGTCCACCGATGCGCTGGCTCCGCGGTCGTCCCGATGACGCGCTTGATCTGCCGGATCTCGCTGCGCAACGCATTCCGTTGTCGCGGCGTGTCCGCGTCCGACAATTTGCGCTCGACCTCGTGCAAGGTCTGCTTGTGGATCTGGACCGTCAACGCAGACGGAACCCATTGCATGTTCTTCTGGTGGATCATCGGCACGTCTGCATCCTTAGCGAGACGCGCTGCGACCTTCTCTTCTTTCGTCAGCTTGACGATCGTGTTGGAAGGCACCGACTTGCCACAGCGCGGACATTTCTTTAACCAGTCCGCAACGTAGCATCGACACGATTTACATCGCCGTGGGAGGGCCATCGGCGTCTCCTATATAGGGTAGTGGAAATGGCGGAACGTGATCATTTAGGACGTCCTGCGATCGCATCGTAGACTTGCTGCGTCGTCCATGTACCTTTTGTCGTCCACGTAATCGCTAACCATCGCAGATAGAAATGCAATGTCGATTGGTCAACGCGGATATCTACTCTCATTTCTTCTTGTCTCCCGTCGCGTAACATCCGCATCCGGTCTTCGTGCATGGTCCGCGCTTCCCAACGTGCGGATGCCCGCACTTGCCGGGACAGGGACGGAGATGCTCTTTCTTCCAAGTCGTTTCGGGCAGGGCTGGCGTCTTCATGATTCCTCCTGTCGATATTCAGTGACGTCTGGTAGTTCGCGCACAGACCAGAAATGGCCGTCCGCATCCCAGCCAGAGAATTCATTGTTCCATGTGACAACTGCATCTTCGAAATCGTCCATGACGAGATCGTCGCCCACTTCCACGACGACCCCGTCGCGTCGAAGCGCGATCACGAAACCAATCCACCGAGGAATTCAGGGACCGGAGAATCGGGATCCGTACCCACATTCGCACTCGGGTATGGATTCCACTGATACGACTTGGGTTGATGCTGACGCTCGGCGCTCCGCCGTTCAGCCAGTCGGGCTTGCTGGCGCACGGCGAATGCCTCGGCGGGGGATAATCCGGCCGCGAGGAGGAATCTCCGTACGCGCTGCGCTGCGCTGGCATCGCGCCGTGTCTTGATGGCCTTCACGTCTCGTGTCATGGGAAATCTCCTGTCTCAGGGTAAGCTTATAGTAGACGGTCTGTTTACACTTCTGGCATGTCACATTGTCGTGCGCGAGAGATGTACGCAAACCGCGCTCGATTCGAACACCGCACGCGCCTCGAATAATGGGACGCAGCAGATGAATTTTCAATATGATCGGTTTCATCACGGCCACCACAGATCGATGTACGCCCGACCATCGGCGCTCTGCCACTCGGCAAATTTCGTTACGCTCAGCCCATAGCCTTGGACATCGCGCCAACCGATAATATATTTGAATCCGAGTTTCTCGTAGAGCCGTGCGCAGTACTCCATTTGATGATGCGTCTCTAGCATCAGGGCGCGACGCTCGGGATGGACAGTTTGAATTCGCATGGGAATCTCCTGATCAGGGTAAGGTTGCGATACGACGAGCGACTGCACGGAGGCGGGCTTTTGTCCACGTTCGCGCAGCAGGATGCAGTAGGTATAGGACCGGACCGCGGTGTCGGTACCCTTGCGCCTGAATGCTCCGATACGCCCCGAGCGCAACCGCGCCGCACACTAGCAAGGGTAATCGACGATAGGTCCGTGGCAGACCGCTCAAGCTGTCGGCAAGCCACGTGGGAGATGGCGTGCCATGCTGCGCAGCATGCCCGGTCTGCTGCGGGCAAGCATTCGTGACCCAGATCTGTCCAACGCGGGCTCCGGTCAGCGCGTACAACCGACGTCCGCTATGGTTCTGTGGGCTGATGCAGAACCAGCGGGGAGCCCGTCCGGGCGCTCCCCACATGGTATCCAGCACGACGAGGAATCGCGGAATCACTTGCTGAGCCAGTCGAGATTGATCGGCTTGCTTTCCTCGCTCTCGATCTTGACGCGCGGCATGGTCTCGCGAACTTCGCGCAACCGTGCCTCGGTGGCGATACGAGCCGCCTCTTCGCGGCGCTTGGCATCGGCCTGCCGAATCTGCGTCGCGATCTCCACGACGTCAGCGAGCGGAACCCACGGAGCGTGGATTCGGATGACCGACGATCGCGAGGGGCTCAGGTACAACATGTCACCGCAACCGAGCAGCCCCTCGGCGCCTTTCCGCTGGATGATCGTCTTGCTGTCGGCCATCGACGTGACTTTGAACGCCATCCGCCCGGGGAAGTTCACCTTGATTTTTCCACTGAGCACGTCCACCGATGGGCGCTGCGTCGCGGCGATCATGTGAATGCCGGTCGCGCGGGCGATCTGCGCGATCTCGGCGAACATGGCGGTGAAGCCCCGACGATCTTGCAGCATGAGGTCGCCCAACTCGTCCACGATCAAGACGATACGCGGCATCGGCGGTTTGCCCTGTGCTTTGTAGAGTTCATTCAGTCCCTTGATATCGCGGACGCCGGAGTACGTCAGCGTCTGCAATCGCTTCCGCATTTCCTGGATGAGATTGGCCAGGATCTGCTTGGCGTAGTGTGGACTCGTGACCATCGGCTCGAGCATGTGCGGGATATCATTGTAGTGCGTGAGCTCGACGCCCTTCGGATCGATCATGTAGAATTGCAGTTCGTCTGGCGAGCAGACGGCGAGCAGCGAACTGATGATGCAGTTCAGCGATACCGACTTACCCGAACCGGTCGAGCCGGCGATCAGGAGATGCGGCATGGTCGCCAAGTCGTCGACGATCGGCTCACCGAACGGATCCGTGCCCAGATTCATCGGCAGTGACATGCCGCGCTTCTTCGCCGCCTTGACCGACGCCAACGACGCGCGGAATCCGACGTTCTTGCGGTCGCCTGCCTCGTTCGAGATTTCGATGCCGACGACTTCCTTGCCTGGAATGCGACGCACCATCACCGCGTCTGCGCTGAGCGCCAAGGCCAGATCTTCCTGGAGATTGATCAGGCGCTTGATGCGCGTCGTCTTCGATGGCGAGAATTCGTACAACGTGATGATCGGACCATGCCGGACCGCGGTCACCTTGCCTGGGCAACCGAAGAACGCCGCGCGCTCCTCGATCGTTTCCTTGGCGAGGCGCTGTTCCCGCGTCAACTTCTTGACGTCAGCAGCGGACATCGTCGGCTGACTGACCGCCCGACCGAGCCCGGAGAACTCGTCGTCATCATCGTCCTCTTCGTCTTCCTCGTCATCATCATCCAAGTCTTCAGCGAGTTGCTTGGCGATCTTGCTCGCTTTGCCAGAGCGATGCGTCTTCGACTTCTTCGTGGTTTTCTCGGCGATCTTCTTCATGACGTGCTCCTTGGGCTGGATCTGGCCACCGACACAGTTCGTGCAACGGACCAACTTGATGACGCCGTTCTTGCGGATCAGCTTCTTGCCCATTCCGCCGCATTCCGGGCAGTCGATCGTCTTGCGAAGATTCGTCTGCTTGACGGACTTCTTGCTGACGGACTTGGGCGAGCGCTTGGCGGATTTCGATGAGGAACGCATGGTGATGTCTCCTAATGGTAGGGTAATGATGGAACGGTGAACTGCGGATGTGCTGCCTGCCTGCCTGCCGCCTACTATAGTAGGACTGGCGGCAGGCCCGATTGGAGCGGTCTAGCAGGTCCTAGGCGGTCCTGCCCGGGGACCGGCGGCAGATACACCGACCGGTCCTGGGCGGACGTCCTAGCGGACCTTGGAGGGCCTGCCGATCGGGGCTGGCCGATACGGGTACAAGTCGGCCAGCGCGACGGTAAACTGGCGGTCGCTGCGCACGCCACGCGCCTCGACCAGACCGCGCCGTTTATCGACGCGATGCACGGCGATGATTGCACCGCGCGTCGGATCGAACTTGCGAAACCACGTGAAGCCCTGCTTGATGAGCCGCGCATTGTGCCGAGCCCGCTCTGCCCGTTCGGCTTCGAGATGCGCATCGGGGTCGAGCACTGGCAACAGATATTCGCCGAGTGCCTCGACGTATTGGAACGATCCGTCCATGATCAGCGCCCTCGCTTTGCTTTGGGAACGAGATGACCGCACGTCGGGCAGTGCGGGAGCGCCGCGGTCGCTTCTGCATCCTTCTTGTCAAAGATTTTGCCAGCGACGCGATCGAGCTGCGACAGCATGTCGAATAGTTCGTTGTGTGCAGTGACTTTTTGCTGCGACAGTGCGACCATCCGCTTGCGGACCACTTCGGGGATAACTTGTGGCAGATCCCGAAACCGCAAAGTCTCATCTTCTTCGAGCACACTGCCGAGGTCTTCCAAGTCGCCGACGATCTCTTCGACCGTATCGACGTCCTTGCGCTGGAGATTGCCTTCGAATGCGAACATGAATGCTGCGGCGATGGGCTGGTGCTTCGATGCGGACATGATCTCTCCTTGATAGGGTAACGGTGGACCTACTGGAACTTCGCGTTCAGCAGCATTGCCGCCGGAATCAGATGCACGGCGAGTTGGTACAGCACAAACAGCGCGATGCCCCAACCGAGCAGCGACGCGGCCGAGCGGGATTGCGTGGTCATAGAATCTCCTTTCAAACTAATGCTTGGACGTGCGCGCAGAATCGCGTCAGGCCGAGGCGACGGACTTCAGCGTTCAGCCACTTGCGAAGATCACCGACTGAGGGCCGAGCGCCTTTGCCCTGATCAGCAGCGAAACGCATCCACTTGCTTCGCAGTATGGATTCAGCTTCGACTTTGGAGAAACCCCAGTCGCGGATGAGATGCTGAATGCACTTGCGCCATTCCACGTGTCCATAACGATCGTATGAATACGCGTCCTGCGTCGTAGCGAGCAGCGATACTTCATCCGAAGATAGTCGGGGGCTGGACATGGTCGTCTCCTTGATAGGGTAAGTGGCTTGCTACAGATCACCAGAATCGTCGATACCATATTGTGCCATCACGTCGTACCGCGTGATGTAGGTGCCGTTCACCGTGAAGCCCTCGTCCAGCCCGCGCTCGACCAGCGCTTCGAGCGTGGCATGCAATGTGCGCGATGCCCGGAGCGCTGCGGCGTAATGATGGATGCCGGTGAAGACGCGCTTGCTCGGCCAGTCGCGCACGGCGGATACGATCTTGGGTTTCTTCATTGAACTAGCGACGCGTCTTGCGAGACCGCATACCGAATGCGACGCCAGCGAGACCGGCAAGGCTGATCTGTCCAAGGTACTGCGCCAGCAACTCCACTTCGGGAACGTGATTCGCTTTAGCGATACGCTGAATTTCGCGACGGGTTTTCGGGGTAAATACGACTTCGACTTCTTCCATGTTGTCGATGCCGATGTAGACCGCGTTGGTTTTCTTCATTTGGATATCTCCTAGGATCAGGGTAAGGTGCATCGGACTTGGGACCGATGCCGTGCATTACAGCGCATCGCAGACTGCACCGGCGACGCGCTTCCCTCTGCAACCTACACAACTCAACCGTGCGCGTCGGGTGCCGCTACATAAGGTAGGATCGACATGGTTGCGTATCCTATTTGAAAGCGAGGGCGACGTGTTCGGTTCGATTTTCCCGGAGTTGGCTCGGGGCGTCTTCAGCGCAGCGCCGTCACAACTATATGGCACGCACGGTTCCGTCTATGCGTCCGTCGGCCGAGTTGCTTGGAAAGTTCCGTGCGCCAGTTACTTGCTCGAGCGCGGTTAATGTGTCCGACTTCGACTTTCACCGGCTTCTGCATTTTCGCTGATCACGTTCTTTGTGGGAACGCTGCGCACGGAATACGCGATATTTCCGGCAAAGGAAATTCGCTGAAGAGGCGATCGCTGCGATGCAGTGCCTAACCTTTTCTTCGGCCCGACGTTGGTAGTGGTGTCGCCAACTTATTTCGGTGCAAGGCAGGTTAGGCACTGCATCCGGGTAGCGATCCTCCGAGCAGAGCGGGCCTTGCTAGGCTTAACCCCTGTAAAGCGCCACGTTGCTACGGGCGTTCAGCGGGCCTGCCGCCTTCCGGTGTTTTGCGGCTCCGAGGATCCTGCTGCCTGGGCGTCGCCACCGACCTACAACTACTGCTATCAATATGGTATATGCAAGGGCAAAGCGCAAGGGGCGTAAGTGCTTGTAAATCATGCACTTACGGGGCTAGGGTAGGGCAACAGTCCGAATTGTGCCCGGGGACGGACTTTTATTAGTGTTCTACTAATTCTCGACGGCAGGCGCGGGGAGGACCGGCGGCACCGACACGGCAGTCCGTTTCTGCCTAACGATTTTGTCTCTGCGCGTCTTCTCTTTGCGCACGCGATCGGATCGCACGGCGAGTTTGCGCGACTTGGGATCGTACGTCGACTCGCCGAATTGTCCTTGCATCATCTGGTTGCGCGCCGTCTGCGCGGAGAGACGCATGAACACGGCGACCTGCGGAACCGACCACCATTCTACGGCCGGAGTCGGAGCGGTCGGTTTCTTTGCTGGCGGTTTCGGTTTCGTCATGGCTCGTTATGAAGAAGGAAAATGAACACGCATGTATCGTCGAACGGCACGGAGCAGATCGTCGGTCAGGTCCGCGCGAAAATCAGTCCACCAATCCGTCCGTTGATGTCGCTGAACTTCGCGTCGACGTTCAAGAAACAGTCGGGCGTCTTTCTGATTCCGAGCCACATACGGCGACACATCATATCCGGCCGCTTTCAGCATGCCGATGGACTCCGGCTCGAAAATCATTGGCAAGCCCGCGGACAGCATTTCATAGAACCGATTAGCTGGTGAATGAAATTCGCGATGCGATCGCGGGTCTTCGATATACAAGCCGAGTCCGTGCGAGTTCAGTTCGTGATAGAATCCCTTGCGATCAATCGACGATTGGATGGTCGCATGCGGATACCGTTCCGCGAACTTCTTGTTCGATGAACTGATCGTGATTGGCATCTTTCGTCGCTTAAGATACCGATTAAACGACGGTAATCGGCTGTTTCGGAATGCACCATAGTAGAACAGATCGGTCGCCGACTGATCGGTCGTGCAATAGAGCGGTGTGCGCAGCGCGGTCAGCATGTTCCAGTTGATGTACCGACTCGATTTGGTCAGATCGGCCTTGACTTTGACCGTCGTCCAATGATCAAGATGGGGCAATCCTTTCTCACGACGAATGCGGAACGCTTTTCGGAACGGGCTTTCGGCTGCGCCATCAGCGATTGGCGCGTAGATGGCATAATCGTTCTGGACCCAGATGATGCGTTTGGCTCGACGAATGGCGACGGCGAGATCGTCGCGTGCAGAGCAGAACGAGAATGCGCCATTCACCAGGAAGAGCAGATCCAGGCGTTCATCCCGAATGTCGGCATCCCAGAACAGCGGAATGTCAAGCGTCTTCGCGATGAACTGAGCGATGCGCACACTCGCGATCACGCTATTCGGACTCGGCTTGACAAAAGTGAAGACAGCAGTATTCATGGCGTGCGGAGTTGGCCGAGAATCCATGGCGTAGCATTCACGGGCGATTTCCAGAATCGTTTCGTTTTCAGATCAAGTCGTTTCGCTTCGATGTACATGAGATGTGCCTGAGTCTGTTTATGCTCCATCGTTTCGTGATTCACGGGTGAGACATGGCCTTTCTTCGCCTGTCGCATGGCAATGCGCTCGAGATTGGTCGACATCGGTGGATCAAAGTAGGCATAACGCACGTCGATTCCTTCATTGAACATTTGAAAATATGGACGCGTTGCGAGCACGACCCCTTCCAGCACGACGTGCCACTCAGCGAAGAGTGCGCGATTAATCCATCGATAAATCCGCCGCGGCTGACGAATACAATCGCATCCACCCATGGATCGGCCGGCGATGTACGGCCCGATGACGAGGACCGGGCGTTTCACGCGGTGTAGCCGAATCAGTGTTGATCCATCCTGGAACGTTCGCTCGATTGTACCGAGCTTGAGGATTGCTCGTACCGCGTGTGATTTTCCACTTCCATTCGTTCCGCGAATAACGATGATCATCTGGGCTTGAGGAGGAGGACATGCCAACCTTGCTTGAACACTGGAATGGCTTTCGCGATCTTCCATCCGTTCTTCGTGACGAGCGCGCGAAATTTCGCTTCATCGTGCTCGGCTGTATTCGATTTCGGGACATATTCTGGACCGAAGCGAATCGTACAGATAATCGCGCGTTGCG